CCCAACCTAGGCGCGGCNGGGGGGGGGGTGAATGAGCCCGTATTCAGCCGCGCGTGATCCGAGCGATTTCAGTCATCAGCGTCTCGATGGAATGCTCCGCCTTTGCCGAAAAAGAGCGAAGAGCAGGGACAATTGGCGTGCCTTTAAGGCTCGTGGAGCGGTCAAAGACTACATTGAAGTAGACTGTCTCTTGGCCATGAAATTCCATGCCCGGTGGATATCGGAGGATTTCTATCTGCTCTTTCATCGGGTCCCACGTTCTGTCTTTTGGGGGGGCCCAAGTGACGCCTGCGGGATCGGTGATAACGAACTTCCCGGGCCCCAACGCGCGGGCGATGTCGCCGCCAACGGCGAAGCCGGTGGAGTGCTTCCTGTTGGCTACTTTAGCGAGCTCTCTCGAAACGTATTCATCGGTCGTACCAGAGTCCAAAGTGCCGTATGGCTTGAGTCCGAGAAACGTAGGCCAGAGCTTTTCAGGGATCTTACAGCTTTTTCCTCGCAGTCGCTTTTCACACCCGGATTCAGAATCCGCCCAAGGGAAATAGATTGTGTCGTTAGGTCTGATTGTCTTGTCGATGGCGGCACAAGCGGCGAAGGCGGCTTGGTCAAAGGCGTTCCTAAAGCAGAGCATGGATTCGTTAAAGCGCCGCTCAATCTCATCAAGCGGGAAATCAATTGTCCTGACGTACTCAATAACCTGCTCTTGCGTTTTCGGGTCAACATAGGCCCTTCGAGCATATGGGTTGAGACTGAAAAAGTGCCCAATGACAGATTCAAGCTCATCGAGAGCTTTTACACCCCATCGGAGAGATTTTTGGGAACTACTGAATGACGACATGCGCTCAATTGTGAGTGACTATCAATTCGGATTGTCCTCTTTGTGATGTCTTATCTTATCCATCGCGCGCTCAAACCTTTCCTCGGCCTCGGTGGCGCTTAGTTCGCCAGAGGCTTCGAGTTCTTCTACGGCTCGGCGGAACCTTTCCGCCTGCTCTTCCGGGTTCAGTTCGCTCTTCTTCTTTGGCATCAGACACCAATCGTTTCGTAGGTGAGCCTCTTTCCGACGATGCCCTGCAGCGCCAGATCAGCGCGCACGGTATCGTCAGCGCCGCGAGCCTGACGATTGCTATAGCGGAAGTCAAACTCGGCCAGATAGCGGTGCAGGTGCTTCTCAGCGCAGTGCTGGTACACGCCGCGCATCCCGCGTTTGAAGATCGAGAAATAGCCTTCGATGGTGTTGGTGTGGACGTCGCCGCGCACGTATTCGTCGGCGCGGTGGTTCACCCATTCATGGCTGTATCCGTCGCGATTGAGAGTGCTGTAGTGGCTTGCTTCGTCACTGTAGATACGGGCCTCTCGGGCGATGTTTTCGCGCAGGATCGGCAGAACGGTGGATTTCTTGAGATCCTTGACGACAACCGACTTGGCGCGACCAGTGTCGCGGTCCACGAGCGAAAGCACCTTGCGCTTGTGTCCAACGCCCCTGCGCACCTTCTTGCCTTCGGCGCGGCCAATGAAGGTTTCATCGGCTTCAACGGCGCCGCCGCCCGAGCCGAAAAAGAACTCGCCATCTTCGCGCATCGCTTCTCGGATACGGTGCGACATGAACCAGGCGGTCTTGAGGGTGACGCCGAGGGTGCGATGCAGCTGGTTGCTGCTGATGCCCTTCTTGCTGGCGCACATCAGGTAGATCGCTTGCAGCCAAAGGTGCATCGGCACATGGCTGGACTCGAAGATGGTGCCGACTTTCACGGTGAAGGGCTTTCGGCACTTGTAGCACTTGTACGCGCCTATGCGGGTGCTCTTGCCCTGCATCTTGGACACGCGCTCACGCTCACCGCACTTCGGGCAGGTCGGGCCTTCCGGCCAGACCCGCGCCTCAACATATGCGTAGGCGGCTTCTTCGTTGTGAAACTCGGGGCGGGAAAGAACAGACATGGCGTATCTCCTTGATCCCAAGATAGGAAATCAGGATGGGTACGTCAAGTATAATATCGCCATTGTTAAGCGCGACCGCTTCCGCATCATGACGGGCATCAAGTCCGATTACGATCCACTCAGCGATTACACTTGGTGAATGGCTTTCATCCCGGCGCTTAACGTCGTCGTCCTGGAAATAGCAAAGTCAGGCTCAAGGACGCTCGGCTGGTATGAGCGCGACGCAAAAATTAGACAAGAAATACAAGCAACGGAAAGAGGTTAGATCGCAACAATGGCAGGCAGAAAGGGCGAAAAGTTCTGGGCCGATGCTGTAATGCGTGCGGTCAACCGCAGGCTCGAAAATGAAGAGGGCAAACCGAAGAAGCTGGACCGTCTTGCGGATAAGCTGGTGGACGCTGGCCTAGAGGGCGACACGACGGCTCTGCGGGAAATTGGCGACAGGCTGGATGGCAAGCCCAAGCAGACTGTTGATAGCAACACGACCATTGACGGCCAGCTTGAACTGGTGAAGCGGATTGCGCGTTGAAATACCTGTTGCGCCGGTCTTCGAGCCTTTGCTTAAACCGGCGCGCTTCAAGGGCACATACGGCGGGCGCGGTTCCGGCAAGTCTTGGTTCTGGGCGGGAGAAACAATTGACGCGCTACTTAGCGGCCTGAATGTCTTATGCGTTCGGGAGGTGCAGAACTCTATCGCGGATTCGGTGAAGGCGCTTATCGAGGGGCGCATTACCGAATTTGGCCTGGATGACTATTTCGAGGCGACGGACAAGGAAATCCGCTGTCCGGCAAGTGGCGGGCGAGCGATTTTCCGGGGGATGCAAAACCACACGGCGGCGTCCATTAAGTCACTTGAGGGCTTTGATCGCGCTTGGTGGGAGGAAGCACAAACGGCATCGCAGTATTCGCTGGATCTGTTAATTCCGACGATCCGCAAAAACGGCAGTGAATTGTGGTTTAGCTGGAACCCGGAAAGCGAAGACGACCCGGTTGAGTTCTTGCGGCAAAGCCCGCCGGACGGCGCTGTGGTGATCCAGGCGAATGCGGCGGATAACCCGTGGTTCCCCGAAAGCCTGCGGGAAGACATGGAACGCGACCGCAAGCGCGATCCTGACAAGTATAGCCATGTGTGGCTAGGCGAGTATCGCGGGCTTTCAGAGGCGCGGGTGTTCCGCAACTGGCGGGTTGGCGAAATGACGCCGCCGGAAAACGTGGTTTGGTTCTACGGCGTGGATTGGGGCTTTGCGAAAGACCCGAGTGCCGGGCTTCGGTGCTGCGTCATTGACAGGCAGACGCTTTACATCGACGCGGAGGTTTACGAGGTTGGCGTTCCGAATGAGCGCCTTCCGGTGCTGTTGAATGGCCTGCCCAACGCCTCGCTTTGGCCGGTGACGGCAGACAGCGCCCGGCCCGAGACAATCGACTATGTAAAGCGCCACGGCTTCCCGAAGATGCGCCCGGCCAAGAAGGGCAAGGGCAGCATTGAGGACGGGGTGATGTTTTTGCAGGGCATGGACATCGTGATCCACCCGCTTTGCGTGAACACGATTAACGAGTTTCGGAACTACGCTTACAAGACCGACAAGAAAACGGGCGACATTCTGCCCGTCATCGAGGACGCCAACAATCATCTTATGGACGCGCTGCGCTACGCGGTGGAGGGGTTGCACCGCAAGGGCAAGATGCTGCCGACCGTGTTTGACGCGCCCCGTCGTCGTGACCGCTACGAGCGCCGCGAAGACCTGGAAGATGGTTTTGACTGGAAGGTTGCCTGATTATGGACGTTGCATCGCTTGTTGAAAAGTTCAATGAGGCCGAGCGTGTAACGTATGACGCCCGCCGTGAAGCAGAACGGGCCCGCGATTATTGGGACGGGAAGCAGTTGACAGAGGCGGAAATGTCGGCGCTGAAAAAGCGCGGTCAGCCGCCCATTGTTATCAACCGTGTCCGCCGCAAGATTCAGTGGCTGAAAGGGCTGGAAGTCAAGCAGCGCACAGACCCCAAGGCGTTCCCGCGCACGCCGGAGGATGAAGGCGCGGCGGAATCGGCAACGGACGCGCTGCGCTTCGTGGCGGATAATACGCAGTTCGACCGCAAGAAATCTTCGGTTTGGGAAAACATGCTGGTTGAGGGGTTCGGCGGCGTGGAGATTGTCCACCGGGCCAAGCGTGACGGCGACGTGGATATTGTCGTAAATCATTACCCGTGGGACCGGCTGTTTTACGACCCATATAGCCGGGCGCATGACTTTTCCGACGCGCGGTATCTCGGCGCGGTTGTCTGGCAGGACAAGGAAGACCTGCTGGAAGAGCACCCGGACAAGAAGCGGATCATCGAACAGATGCAGACGGACGCGCAATCGCTGTCCGACACTTACGACGACCGCCCCAGTGGCGGGCTTTGGTATGACGCCAAGCGCAATCGCGTCCGTGTCGTGCTGATGTGGTATAACAAGGCTGGCGTCTGGTATTGGTGCAAGTTTGTCGAAAAGGACAAGCTGGGCGAAGGTGAGAGTCCGTATGTGGACGAATACGGCGAAAGCGTTTGCCCGCTTATCATGCAGTCGCTTTACGTTGGGCGGGATAACGACCGATACGGGATTGTGCGGGATATGTTCGGCCCGCAGGACGAGGTGAACAAGCGCCGCTCCAAGGCGCTGCACCTGATGACTATGCGGCAGGTCCGTGTTGCGCCGGGCGCTGCGATGAACCGCCGGGAACTGAGCCGCGAACTGGCCCGCCCCGACGGCATCGTGGAGGCGGAAGCGGATGACTTCGAGGTGCTGCCGACCGCCGACATGGCGTCGGCTCACGCATCGCTTCTGCAAGAGGCCAAGGCCGAAATTGACATGATGGGGGCCAACGCGGCCCTTGAAGGCGAAACGGGCGAAAGTTCGTCCGGTCGCGCTGTCCTGGCCCGTCAACAAGGCGGCATGGTGGAAATCGCGCCGGAAATGGATGAGCTGCGCCACTTCACCCAGCGGTGTTTTGAGGCGTTCTGGCAGCGCATTAAGCAGTTCTGGACCGGCGAGAAATGGGTTCGGATTACCGACGACGAGCGCAACACGCGCTTTGCCGGAATCAACCAACCCGTCACCTTTGGGCAGATGCTTGGGCAAATGCCGCCGGAACAAGTGCAGCAGGTGGCGATGGAAATGCAGCTTCGCCCGAATGACCCGCGCCTGTCTGCCGTTGTGGACGTGCAGAACGATGTGACGCGGATGCAGGTGGATATTATTCTTGAAGAGGCGCCCGACCGGATTACGCTTGCGGGCGAAACCTTCGAGGCGCTGATGAAATACGGGCAGATCATTCCGCCGGACGTTCTTATCGAGGCTGACCCGACGATGCCCGCCAGCAAGAAAGAGAAATTGCTTGAAATGATGCAGCAGCGACAGCCCGGCCCGCAGGAGCAGGCCGAAATGGCGAAGTCGCAGGCTGAACTTGCGAAGACGCAAGCCGAGATAGTCGAGACCCAGACACAGGCGCAGGAAAACTACGCCGATGCGGTCAAGACTATGCAGGAAGCTCAGTTGGAGCGCCTGCAAGCCGCCGCCGGGCTTTAATCGGGCGCAAGGGTGCCGCCGACCCATAACGGGCGAAATGCCGCCGCCGGGCTAACGGGCGTTTCGTAAACCTCACGAGACGGGGAATCCATGTCTGACCTTGAAAGTGTGATCTCGGGTGAAGAACCCGAAACCGACAAGTCTGTCGAGGCGCAAGAGCCGGAACAGCAAACCAGTGAGCAGCAGCCGGAACAGCAGGAGGCCGAAGCGCAGAGCGCAGAAGCCGAAGGCGCTGAATCCGGTGATGGCGAAGAAGGCAACGAGAACGAGCCAACGGTTCCTCTCGCGGTCTTCAAGTCCATGCGGGACGATCTGAAACAGCAGCTTGACCAGTTCAAGCGGCAGATCGGTCAGCAGCAGAAAGAGCCAGAACCCGAGCCGGTCAAGCCGCCGGACATGTTCGAGAATCCCGAAGCCTATCAGAGCTTCATGCAGAGCCAGATGCAACAAATGATTGCCTCTGCGCGCGCTGACATGAGCCAGGCGATGGTGGAGCAGGAATATGGCAAGGAGGCGGTCAACGAGGCTCTTGACGCGGTGAAGGCGCAACCTGCGCTGGCCCGTCAGTTCATGAATGACGCGCACCCATACGCGAAGCTCATGGAATGGCACCAGTCCCAGAAAGTGGCCCAGGAAATCGGGCCTGACCCTGCTGCTTACCGGGAAAAGCTGGAAAAGGAACTTCGGCAGAAAATCGAGGCAGAAATGGCTGCGAAGCAAGCGCAGGAGATGGCGGGCAAGAAAGCGCCGTCTCTTGCTGGTGTTAACGGCAGCGGCGGAAATACCGACCCCGGTTGGCAAGGGCCAAGCGATCTGAATGCCCTGATCGGGGAATAGGTGCCGCCCATACAGGCAAGGAACCTAAGAAATGGCTGATACTTCGGCTGCATCGGGCCTTACGGTCCAACAGTGGGACGATAAGTTCTTCAAGGAATACTTCCAGGAGAACCGCTTTCGTGCCGAAATGGGCACGTCGCCCAACAACGTGATCCACGTCAAGGAATTTGGCTCTTCCAAAGGGAAGACCATGACCTGGGCGCTGGTCAATCGCCTCACTGGCAGCGGCGTCACCGGCTCTTCCACGCTGGAAGGCAACGAAGAGGCGATGGACAGCCGTGATTTCACGCTGGACATCACCAAGCGCCGGAACGCGGTTCGTGTTTCCGACATCGAAGAGCAGTATTCGGCTATTGGCCTGCGCAACGCGGCCAAGGAGGTGCTGAAAGACTGGGCGATGGAGGACACCCGCGACCGCATCATCGAGCGGATGCACGATGTGCAGGGCGTGGCCTACGGGTCCGCGACCGAGGCGCAGAAGGATGCGTGGCTAGATGACAACACCGACCGGATTCTGTTCGGCGCGGTTCAGTCCAACCTGTCCACGACGTCCCCGGCGGGTGGCGCGACCTACGACCATTCGGCGTCCTTGGCCAACGTGGACAGCACGGACGACAAGTTCAGCACGTCCATTGCGGCTGTGATGAAGCGCATGGCGCTGACGGCTTCGCCCAAGATTCGTCCGATCCGTTCGGACAGCACCGGGCGTCGCTACTTTATCGCTTACTGCCACCCCTACGTTTTCCGCGACCTCAAGTCGGACAGCACCCTGCAAAACGCGCAGCGTGACGTTTCGCTGCGTATGCAGAATGAAAAGCTGTTCAAGGGCGGCGACGTTGAATGGGACGGCATCATCTTCAAGGAAATTGATGATATGCCGGTTCTGTCGGGTGTTGGCGCTTCGTCCATCGACGTGTCTCCGGTGTTCCTCTGCGGTGCCCAGGCGATGGCCTATGGCATCAAGAAGCGGTGGTATACGGCGGAAGAAAAGTTCGACTACGGCGACAAGCACGGGGTTTCGATCAACGAGATCGGCAACTTTGGCAAGTTCACGTTCTCGGACGGTTCGGCCACCAAGGACCACGGCATCGTCACCGGCTACATGAGCTGCGTGGCAGACAGCTAAGATTGGTCGGGCACGGTGAGCATGACGCTGGTTTACCACGCGGACGGTTCGTAATGCGCGCGCGCTTTGTGGGGCCGCACAAGCGGTTTCCCTTGCATGGCTTTACCTTTGTCCGGGGCGAGTTCCGGCCCGCCCCGGACGCATTGAGAGACGAATTGCAGCGGCATCCGTGGTTCGAGGTGGAAGATGACGAAAACGGCACTGGACGTGACGACGGAATCGCTGCGGCTGATCGGGGTAACGGCGGTGGACGAAAGCGCAAGCGCGGACGACCACGCAAGAGCGAAAAATCACCTGGAGGCGATTTACGCGGAACTGGACGAAACGCACGGGCTGGCATTGGAGTGGACAGTGGAGACGGTGCCTGATCGCCTGTGGCAGCACATGGCGGCAGCGGTCGCCGGTTCGATCTGCACGGCCTACGGGAAAGAAGAGTTTTTGCCGCTGCGCCGCGAGGGCATCGCGGGGGTGATGCGTGACGAGTTCGGCGGCGAACCTGACCGCCCCACATCGGCGGTGTTTTACTGATGCCACTGGTTCCCTTTGTCCGGCAATCAAAGACCGACCCCGGATATAGCGGGGAACGGCTGGTCAACTGGTTTCTGCGCCCCGCAGATACGGGCGTGACGAGCGGGGTTCTTGTCGGGCGGTCGGGCCTCGACAGCGAGGCGAGCGGCCTTGGCGGAAAGGTCCGGGCCGCGATCCAGTTCGGTGCAAACGTCATCTTTGTTGCGGGCGGCGCTGTCTGGAGGTTTGACGGGTCAACCGCCACCAATGTCGGAACGGTAACGGACGGCGAGACCTCGATTGCGGCAAGCGGCACGGAAGTCGCTATCGTGGTCGGTGGAGCGTATTACATCTGCGACGGGTCCAGCACCGCGTCCTATTTCACGGGGGCGATTAGCAATCCCGTCGGCGTGACGTTCCAGGATGGCTATTTCGTCGTCATCGGCACCAGCGGCGGGCGCGATGACGGACTGACGGTCAGCGGGCTTGATGACGGAACGACTTTTGATGCGCTGGATTTCGCTTTCGCGGAAAATTCACCGGACGGCCTTGTGGCGGTCATTAGCGACCACGGGGAATTGTGGCTGTTCGGGAACAGGACAACGGAAGTCTGGTATAACTCGGGCAACCCGGATTTTCCGTTCGAGCGCAACGCCGGGGCCTTGATGGAAATGGGCTGCGGCAACGGGCAAACGGTTGCCAAGGAAGATAACAGCGTATTCTGGCTTGGGCATGACAACGTGGTTTACCGGGCTTCCGGGGCCACGCCGCAGGTTATCTCCACGCGAGAAATCGAGGAAGCGATTGCCGGGTCCACGATTGAGGGCGGTTTTACCTTCACGGATCGGGGGCACAAGTTCTATGCGCTGCGCAGAACAGGCGACACGACGCTTTGCTTTGACCTGACCACGGGGCTTTGGTGCGAACGCGCGGCGGGGCTGGATGATAGCCCGTGGCCCTGCACTTGCCGCGCGACGCTTTCGGGCACGGAGTATTTCGGCACCGATGACGGGTATGTGGTGACGCAGAACGCGGCCACCTACACGGACAAGGGCAGCACGTTCCAAAGCGAAGCGGTTTCCGCGCCGGTCATGCAGAACGGCAATTACTTCACCGTCAACAAGATGCATTTGCAGGTGGAAATGGGGCAGGTTGACCGCCCCGACAGCGACCCGCCCGAAATCGTGCTGCAAACATCAAAGGATGGACGCAACTGGTCTTCCGAGAAATGGCGCGAACTTGGCGATCTTGGCGAGTATTTCCGCCGCACGGCTTGGCACGGGCTTGGGGCGTTCCGGCGCTTCCAGGCGCGTATTCGCATCATGGAGCCGGTCAAGCGCGATATTTACGGGGTGAAGTATGAGTAATATCCCCCCGATCCGCCCGCGACAGATAATCGGCCACCAGGACCGCAACGGCGTCCGCATGTCGTCGGCCTTCATGCGCTGGCTGGATGATCTGCGGAACACGCTCAATTCCACCATGTCAGACACGATTTCCATTGCGGCGAACACCCGTTACCCGAGGGCGTCCAGCGCCATTGAAGCGGGTCGCGTGGGCACGGCTTACACCGGCGAAAGCGGAGACAGGGCGACGACGCTTTACACGACCGACGCGGCGGAAATCGCTACAACGGAGTATTCATAAATGGCAAAGCGGAAACTTTATGTCGGCCAGCCCGGCACGTCGTCTGCGGCGGTTTATACCGCGACAAATGTCTACGCGTCCGTTTTCGCGGCAACCATTACGAATGTAAGCGCCGGGGCGGAAACCTTTGACGTGTGGCTGGTCCCGAATGGCGGCAGCGCGACGGACGGTAACAAGGTTTACGACGGGGTTTCCGTGGCGTCTGGCGAAACGCTTGGACTGCAATTCCTTATCAACCAGACGCTTGAGCCGGGTGGGTCCATCCACATGGCGGCATCTGCCGGGTCGGCGTTGACCGTTCACATCAGCGGGGACGTGGTGACGTCGTGAAAATAACGGTTGAGCAGGCGCGGGATTTTTTCAGGCATCCGTCTCAGCAATTGGGGGGCATCAAGCCGGAATATCTGCCCGAAGAAGGGTTTGAGTATTGGGCGGAAGGCCCCGTGTGTGGCGTCTTCCACAAAATGCCCTGGCCGGGCGTGTGGGGGGCACATTACGGCGTTGACCCGGCTGGATGGGGAAGGCTTCTCGCCCCGGCGAAATCAGTTCTGCGTCAGTTTTGGGATGCCCATGACTGTTCGCGGATCATCGGGTGGACCCCGAAGAGTAATCGCCGCGCAGTAGCTTTCGCGCGCCGCCTGGGCTTCGTCGTGGACGGTGAAATGCCCGCAGGTGATGAAATTGTCGTAATGCAAGGATGGACACCATGATCGGTGCAGCTGTTGGATCAGTTGTTGGTGGTCTAGCGCAGGCATCTGCCGCAAAATCGGCGGGCAACGCGCAGGCCGACGCGGCAGAAGAGGCCAATCAGACCCAGCGGTATATCTACGATCGGAACGTGGAACTGTCCGCCCCGTGGCGTGATGCCGGGCAGAACGCGCTGATGGCGCTGCAATACGAGTTGGGCGGCGAACGCCCGACCTTTGGCGGCACGGAATACCGAGGCTTTAAGGCAAGCCCCGGCTACCAGTTCCGGCTGGACGAGGGCAATAAGGCCATTGAGCGGATGGCGGCGGCGCGTGGGCTGCGGCTGTCCAGCGGCACCCTGAAAGACGCGGCGCGGTTCAACCAGGGCGAGGCATCGCAGGAATACGGGAATTACTACAACCGCCTTGCAAGCCTTGCGGGCACCGGGCAGACGGCGGTGCAGAACACCCAGCGCCTTGGGCAGAATTACGCCAGCAATGTCGGCGCAAACCTGCGGGCGGCAGGGCAGGCGCGGGCTTCCGGCTATCAGGGCATGGCCAACGCCTTCGGCGGCACGATTAACAGCCTTGGCGGGATTGCCGGGGCGGCGTCTTCGGGCATGTATGGCCCCAACCCCGGCTTTGGGATCACGCCGTCGCCCGCTGGCCTGCAGGCATGGGGGTGGAGCTGATGAACATGCTAATCGCTGACCCGAACAGTTCCTTTATGAACGCCTATGGGCGCGGTCTGGAAATGGGGCGCGGCGTTCAGCAGATGAACCGTCAAAACCAGCTTTTCGACGTATACCGGGAACACGGTCAGGGCATCATGCAGGGCGACCAGAACGCGCTCAATGCCTTGGCCCAGGTTGACCCGGTGCAGGCGTTTGAAATTCGTGGCAGCGCGGAAGCGAACCGGCGGTCGGCGGCGATCGATAGCGCCAAGCTGGATCAAATTCGGCAAGAAACCCGTCTTGCGGCGGCGAAGGAAGCCGAACGGCTGTCGGAGGCAGAAAGGGAACGCGAGGCCC